CTTTTCTAGCCGTAGTGTTTTTATTAACACGGGCCGTTACGCCATTATCTGGGTCTAGTAATTGCTTAACTAGACTGTCTAACTTCTCGTCCATCTTGTCGAGTTTCTTATCCATCTGATCCATTCTCTGCTGCATTAATGCTATTTCTTTGTCAACCGTTGCCATTACTTTATTATTACATGTTAATCGTGAAAGTGACAGCGCGTTTTCGGCTTGTTCACCATGTTTTTACACCTTCCGCCTCCAGATTTTATAGCGGTACATCTCTGCTGTTTAGCTCTTTTTTCTTTTTTCTTAGTTTCTTTCAACTCTTCTTCAGCTTTTTCTTGAGCTTGACGCTTTGTGTCTAGGTACTTTACGTATTCATTTTTCTTGCCTTTGTTCACAACAACACGCTCGCCAACTTGTAAATCCCAACTACTCCAACCTAGAGCTAAAAACGATCTTTGCATGGCTGTGTTTTCTTGATTTAAGGCCTCTTTAATGTTGTCTGTTTTTCTAAAAAGTCTATCAAGCGGAACGTTAGTAGTGGCTGTAGTAACTTTAGCCGCCGCATCCCAAATAGGATTATTATAGTCAAATGTGTCCATGCTACCCATTATATCTCTATTAAACTTATAAGCATTTAACGCGCTGTAAAGTTTCCTCATTTTTGACCCCATAGGTGGAGATACTTGAGTAACTTCAACAGCAACTTGCCCGTAGTCGGCTCTAAATCCCTTTTCAGACTCCTCTATAAATCTCATTATAGTGTTTTTGATAGTCGCAACCGCAGCACCTGTCACGCCCGATCCTCTAAGTATAGTATCCATCATACCATTTGCTACTCTCATTGTTCTTTTGTCTAATGCGTCGTCTTCTTCGTCGTCAAAACTTAAAGCAAATATAGCTTGCTGTAGTGAAGAGAATATAATGTTTTGTATAGCCCCATAGTATAATATTCTTGATATATTACTTCTCCAGTCGCCACGATTGTTTATTAAGTCTCTAGCGGCTTTTTTAATCAAACGGTTGTATTGCATTGGAGTATTGGCAAAAGCTAATATAAGACGTCCTAGTGGACTCGCTTGTTGTTGTGATATACGATCAGGTCTACTAGACTGCTGAGTTTCTTGAGCTATTTCTTGAAAATCTAAAAATGCTTTTTCTTCTGCAGCTTTTTGATCCATACCTTGCTTAACATAGGTTTTAATTCTATTTCTGTAAAATGTAGAACCACCTGAAGCAATAGCAAAACTATCTGCTACCTGCGTTGGCAAGAAACCTTTTTTAAGTAGATATGCTAAAGCAGCTTTGGCTTTGTTCTGAGCTCCAGCTACAGCGTTGGCAAGTTCAGCTTCATTTACGTTTATTTGTAGGCCAGCTCTTCTAGCTTTCAAAAAGTCTGAGTTAAACAGTGTAGAAAAGTCTGACCAATACTGCTTTTGATTAGCAAGAGCTTTACCAGCCGCGAATATATTGTTGTCTTGAAAATTTATAAAGTTTACTGTAGATAAAGTTTGTAGTACAGCTGACCTAGCGTTGAAGAACATTATAGCGCCTACAGAACCATTTACCCAGTTAGTCCAACTTTGTCCATAGTTTCTATCTTTAGATCTATTAGTACCGTTTTCCATACGATATAACGAGTCTTCTAAAGCGTTTCTAAATCTAGAGCCATACACAGCTTCTATTTTATTCATGTTTTCCGGCGAGAATATAATATTTTTATTCTCTATAAACTCTGCTAAGTATTGCTTTCTACCAATTTTATTTACAATATTTTCTAAGTCAGACGCTATTGTTTCAACGCTCCAGTTTTCGCCCGGCTCTATGTAACCTTCTTTTCTTTTAGAAATAACACTTAACGTATCAGCAAAAGTTTTTAAATCTTGATCTGTTCTTACTACGTTTCTTAAATACTCAAGATCTCGCTTTGATATACCAGGAACTTCAAATCCAGCTTTATCAAACAAATAAACTCTTACCGCGTTGTCAAAAGTAAAGCCTGTGTTCTTGTCTATTATCTTACCTAGCTTTTTCTTTACGTTAGGTAACTCTTTTCTTAGCATTTTATAATCGTCAAGTATACTCATGCGAGCCATACTCATTTCACGATCAGCTCTACCAAATGGATCTAGTAAAGCTTTTTTCATAAACTCCATATCAGCGTTACCTTGACTGCCTTTTCCGTAAAAGTCGTACAATAACCCCGCAAAGTCTTCAGCTGAAGGTGGTACAAAAAATCTATATCTACCTATGTTTTTACCACGCTTTTGACCAACAACTCTTGAAAATCTTTTTTCAGCCGCAACACCTTTTGTTCGCTCTAGCATTTTGTTAAACTCAGAGCTCATATCTTTGCTAAACTGTATTCTTGCTTGAACTGACTTACCTTTAACATCTAGTTGATCAAACACGTGCTTAACAGCTTCTACGTTAGGCAAGGCATCGTCTACAAAGTACATATCATTATAACCTTCAGCGTACTTATCTATAAACCATTGAGCTTTAGCGTCACCTTCGCTTTTACCAAGTCCAGTTATATTTTCTAAAGGTATATTAATACCTTTGCTTTTTAACCACTTGTGTATAGGTTCAGCGGCTTCTTGCATACGAGCTGTTAAAACAAACACGTTGCTAGGACCATACTTTTTTATTTGATTCTTCATTTTTTGAAGTAGTGGACCTTCTTTACCACCGCGAACGTTTACAAAATCAGAAAAATCAAAATCATATCCCTCTTCAGCGTATCTAGGACCATCAATAGGCCACTTGTCAGATGGTATTTTTACCACGTCACCATCCTTAGTTGCTGTAACAAAGTTTTCACCGTCTATAATTAAAGTTTCATCAAAGTCAAAGGTAGACATACCTTTTGAGTCTTTGCTGTATTGTAAAACCGGTCTAACGTTAGATATGCTTTGGCTGATGTTAGCCTTACCTTCTATTGGTAAAGTAATTGCTGCCGCACCTTCTATGTTAACGTTGTACACTTGATCAAACGTCCTGCCGTCAAGACTTTGTATGCCTTTTGGATCTATACCTCCTTGTTTAGCTACTTCTTTGTCAAAATATCTGTCGTACCAATTATCAAAAACAGTCCAGCCTTTACCCATACTAGTCTGTCTTCCTGCAGCTTTAAGCTTCATGTCATCAGCTTTATCTAAGGCTATTAGCTTAAAATTGTTTATTACTAAGTCATAAGCAGACTCAAAGTTTATGTTTTCATCTAAACTAGCCTCCATTAAGTATAAGTAGGCTCTAGTTGCAGGCATGGCGTGCTCCCACTCGTACATTCTACCTTTATGACCTTTAGGCTTCGTGGTCCAGCCAATCATTTCAGCTCCCATTCTATGTGGATGTGTTACATCTTGACCTACAAGACTAAAGTAGTTACCCCAAGCTTTAGCGTTTTTAGGGTCAGCCTTAATTGACTCGTTAACCCTTTGCCAAAGCTGCTTATGCATGGATAAGTTTTCCTTGTTTATTCTAGCTATAGTTCCGTTAGAGTTAGCCTTACTTATATCTTTAGCTGTGAGCCCAAACATACTCCCATAAGTTCTACCGTATTTGTAGTCTGCACCTTCTTCAGAAAAAGCTTCACCATACTTTACGTCTTCTCTAGCTATAAATTCATCTCTTTTTTTAGTGTAATAAGCGTCTATAGTAGTTTCAACACCGTCAACAGTTATAGTGTCTTTACCTTTGTTTGGTAATATTCTATTGCTAGGTCTAAGAACTGTTTTAGTAATTAAGTCTTTAGGAAGATTTTTAGCCCAAACATTTTCAACTTGCTCGTAGAATAAGTCTATTTGTTCTACCGTATTGTGCTTAAATATTCCTTCGTCTATAAAAGTGTTTAAAAGCTTACTAATGTTTTTTAAATCACCTTCAAACTCAGGGTTAACTTGTATCAGCTCGTCTGCTTTACTAAACATAACCTCAGACATACCGCTTCGTATTCTTTCTGTACCAGGCACTGTTTGCCTAACCTCTTGATTAGTAATCACTTTGCTTAATAAATCTGCAATAGCTATAATTCTAGCCGATGTATCTCTATTTCGATTAGGTTTCCCATCAATAATATCTACTAATGCTAAAAACTCAGAGTCTTTAATATTAGCACGTTTAACTTGACCTTTTAGTCCAGCCGCTGTTTTAGCTCTAGTTTCTTTTTTTGTATATAAAGCATCTAACACGGTTCTAGGTACGCCAGTTGCTTGACCGCCAACATCAAAGCCTTTTGGTAAACCATCGATTACCAGCTGCCTGTTAGCGTTAAACCAACGCTGAGCGCTAGCAACTTCGCCTGCTGTCAAGTTGGCTTTAAACTTTTTATTTTTTATTTTTTCACCTGTTTCCTCGTCAATAACAGTTCTTTGAAGTTTTATTGGGTTTATACCTAATAACTCTCCTACGGTTTTTGGGGCAGCGCTAGGGACACTCTTAAAGTTGGTTAATGCATCAACATCTATATTAGCTTCAGCTACTTCAGATTTAACCTTATTAGCTATATTTAGCTCATTCGCAATGACTTTACCTTTAGTTTTTCTACCAGTTTCAGAAAGACCAGTAGCTTCTTCTTCTATAGCTGTCTCTCTTTCAACTTTTGTGGCTACAGCTTCATCAGTCGTAGTTTGAAATATTTGACCGAACCTAGGATCGTCTTTATAAAACTCTTGAAGTCTAGCGTCTAATAGTTTACCTCCGGGTGTAGAAGAGTTTAGATAACCCATTATGCTATCGTTTCTGTCTGGATTATAGTTATTTAACAAACCTACTAAGCCTCTATTATCGTCTAAAGTAAAGTTTCTAACTATATCGGCTCTTTCTTCTGCTGTTATACCTTCTATTCTAGGTAAACGTCTATCTACCTCGTTAGACAATGTATCTGCAATAATAAACGCTGTCCCTTGCTTAGTGTCTGGATTTACTAAATCAGCTTTCATTGTTTCAACTTCTTGGTAAACTTTTGAAAACTGAGCTTTAGTGCCATCAACAACTTTTCCTTTTAGTAATTTACCTTTAGCACCTTCTTTAGCTACTTTAGTTATAGCTTCGCTAGTATATCCTTTTTCGATGCTAGCGTTGTAATCTTTTATAAAGTTATATACGTCTCGACCTGTGTTAAACTTAACGTCTGTCCAACCTAGTCTTCGTGTTGTTTGTCTTACAATATCTCCTATTTTAGTAAAAAAGTTATCATTAAACTCTAATGTTCCGTCCATTATAGATTCCGACATTATAGTTATTGTTTCTTCACCAAAGTTAGACTCAAGCTCGCCAGTTTCTAAGTTTATATACGGGGTCATTCTATTTATAAACTCACTGCTAACGCCGCCTTTTTTGTCATTAACAAAACTAGTCAAAGCGTCACCTAGTGAGCTTTGTAATCTCGAGTCTCCTTTTAAAGTTTTAGCTAAAACTAAATGCAAAAACTCATGGGCAGCCGTGCCAAATTTAGGTTTATCTTCGTTTATTATTAGCTCAAAGCTACCATCGCTTTTTTCAGCGATAAATCCATAAGATGTTTGTGCTTGCTGAATATTTGATAATTGGTTTTTAAACTCTTTTAGGTTTTCTTTAGCCGTGTTTTTAGTTTCTTCGTTAACGTTAGGGTCGTCTATAAACTTTTGATTCTCTTCTATTTCAGCTTCAAGAGCCGCTATTCTTTCGCCTTGAGCGTCTGATATTTCTTGAGAAGTCATAGAGACAATAGTTCCACCAAGCTCCTCTGCTTTAGGCGCTAAGCTCTCCTTCTGCTGCTCTATAGCAGTTTGCTTGGCCTCAGCGTTTACAAGCTCTATTTGCTCTGAAAGTCTTTTGTCTTGATTATTTAATGCTCTAAAAGCATACCCAAACTCTTTGTTGGTAATTTCACCGCTTTCAACTTGCTGTTTTAAAGATGATATGTCAGATGTTATTTTATCTTTTTCGTTTAGCGCGTTAATCAAGGAATTTTTTTGATCTTCATTTAGTATGTTTTTTATTTTTCTTTTTTCTGTTATATAAGTTTTTAGATCTTGCTCTGCTTCTTTAATGTCTAAATCTATAGCGTCCTTAACTTGCTTGTTTTTAGTTTGATTTTTAGTGTATACTAGCTTAGCTATTTTATCTATTTTACTATTTACTTCTGCAATACTAGCGTTGTCACTTCTTATTGCTCTATTTAAAGCTTTACCAGCAACACTCATGCCGGTAGACCCAATAAAACCATTTAAGTAGCTCTCTAATCCTTTTTCGCTAAAAATACCGTCTGCCATAGCTTTCACTACTTCTTCGTTACTTTTACCTTGAGCTACAGCCGTGTTTGCTTCTTCTATACCAGATTGTCCAAGCTCTGTTAAACCTTCTCTGTTTCCTGTTAAAAGCAGTTTAGCAAAAGCTGTTCCTTTACCAGGAGAGCCCATTATATATTTAGTTATACCTTTAAAACCTACATATTCTAAGCCACTAGCTGCAATTCCAAGAGTAACTGGAACCGCAAACTCATCTTCATTATTGTCTATTAGCTTATCTATAGCTTCTGGGTCATCTTTACCGTATATTTCTTTAGCTTTAGCCGTGTTGTAGTCTACGTACATAGGCGCGGCAATCTGAAAAGGTAAAGAAGCGCCACCAGTAACCATTGCTGGAACCACTGTTTCTATCATTTGCACGTTAGCGCCAAAAAGTCCACTTATAAAATCTGAAGCGTCCGCTTGCTTTACGCCAGCAAATATACCTTCTCCAGTATCTTTCATTAGCTTTTTACTGGCCTCTATTTCTTTAAATTTATCTTTAATAAAGCCATCTATTTCCTGCTCTTTTTTAGCTTGAGAGGTTTCACCCGCTTTATATTTTTCAAGGTACTGTATTCTTTCGGCGTTTGTTTTAAACCCAGTTGGCTCATCCATAGGATCTTCATAAGAATCGCTAGGATTTAGTGTTTTTAAATAATCTAACTCTTCATCGTCAGATAAATCACCATAGGCTACGCTTTTATAACCAGCCGCAAACATAGCTGGTATGCTTTTAAAAAAAGTATCTTTAAGTCTTTTAGGTACATTTACAAATTGGTTTTTAAGAGCCGTAGCGGTCTCTTCTCTTTCTTGCTTGTCTGTTACTAAGCTTTTAACCATGTCAAACATGCTCTCAACAACCATCCCGGCTTTTTGGCTAGGCAAAGCAAACTCAAACCTTGCTTGTCTAAGTAAGTCTTCCTTATTAACTTTTGGTTGCTCCGAAGAACCAACCTCCAAGCTGGATGCCGTACTTTCTGGCTCCGCAGTTGCATCCTCTATCTGAGAGCCGTTTGTCTTTTCCACGTTTGCCGTGTATTCCTCAATAACCAACTTAATATTATCTTCAGTCTCTCCAGCGTCAATCATGCGCTGAACAATTTCTTCTAACTCTTTCATTAGTTTATTTTATTATTTATATTGGTTTATAAGATCAGCGGCTGTTCTTTTAAAGAACTTGTTTGTAACTCCGCCTGTTATTTGAGAATATAAGTCTTTTAAAGATTTAAAACTTTTCTTTTTATAACCTTCTTGAGTAGGTTCTAATTCAGTTGAATCAGGACCTTCAAGAACATGCATTTTAAGTTTTGGATCATACCAAACTTTTCCAAATCTATTTTTACCTAATATGGTTATAGCGTTTCCTCTACCAGGCTTGTTTACTAAGTCTTGAGCAGCTTGTAAGTTAGCCATAATATCTTCATTTGGAATATATTGACTAGCTATTACAGTCGAGTTTGATTGACTCGCGCCGCTACCACTTTTAGATAAAGGTGGAACATAACTATCATTCATTACCATATCGGTAAAAAAGTCAAACATGTTTTCTTTAGTAGCTCCAGGTATGTTCTTGTAAACAGTTTTTCCTCTTACATCTCCATAAAAACCCATATTGTATATTTCATCAACAAAGTTTGAATCTTGAAAAAGAAATCCAAGCTCAGTCTCTACCGCATCTCTTACAGTTTTTTTATCTCTACCTGCGGCACTTAGCTTTCCAACATCACTCTTTAAATCTGCGAAAGCTTTAGCTGCCTCAACGTTTCTTACTGGTGTTTTATCATACTTATTCCACGCTATTTTTTCGCCAAAACCATCGTTTATAAACGCTCCGTCATCAGTAAATTCTATGTTGTTAAAAGTGCTACCGTCAACAATAGCAGTTCTTCTTGAATCAGCATTTTCATCACCAACAAAACCTACTATACCTTTGTTTTCATTGTCAATTTCGTACTGTCTTATTTGCTTAGCTATAACTAGATCCTCGTAGTTTCTGTTCATTGCAGCTTTTACATTTTCCATACCTTCTACAGCATCGATGTATTCTTGGCTGCTTGTGTTGCCAGAATATCTACTAGCTTGATCTGCAAAGTCTATATACTCTTGTTTTTTATCTTTTAAGAACGTAGTTAACTTAGCTTTAGCCTCTGCTGGTATTAAATCAAACTCGTAGTTATCAGGGATGTTACCCACAAAGTTTTTGCGAGCCTCTTTATTTCTTTCAGTTATTTCACTAACTTGTCTTTGTATAGGATCAGTAAAGCCTGATATATCGCTTTTAGCCATTCTAGCTCCAGCTTTCGCTCTTTCTAATCCTAATGCTGCTTGTACTATATCTGCCATTACCTATTAGTTTTTAAATAAACCAGCGTCAGTCGCTGAAATTCCAGCCGAAGCTATTTGACCTAATCCACCAATCATTTGTTGTCTGGCGCTAGCTGCCTCTCCAAAAGCAACGCCTGCTTTACCAGCTTCTATAGCGTATAAGTCTGTTAATCTTTGTCTTTCTTGTTGACGAACCATTTCTTCACCTTGCATTTCAAGACCCTGTATTCTAGACTGCTCTTGTAATTGTTGGCGCTGTATATCTTGCTCTTGCCTAGAAATATCAGCTGAAGTTCTTTGAGCTTGAATAGCACCTTGTCTAGCCATTGATTGAGCTAGAGCAGCTACACCAGCACCACCTGCCGCGCCTCTTAAACCTTGAAGTACATCAGCTTGCTGTTGTGCTAGCTGTTGCTTTTCAAACTCTGCAGCTTGAGTATCAACACGCATGTCTTCGTAAACATTTTCCATACCAGCGTAAGGATTAACATACTCTTCTGCTTTATAAGCTTCTAAGTAAGGAGCCGCAGCTTTCTCAGCCTCTAAAGCTCTACGTCTAGCTCGCTTTTCTTGCTTACGTCCACTTATAGCGCCAAGTAGTCCTACGCCAGCGGATATTGCAGCTGGAGCCCACACAGGAAGCTTCATTGGAGATGAGCCTACATATTTTTTTGGAGTCTTCTTCATATTGTATTGTTATTTTATAATTACACTCTAAGGTGCTTATTTACTGCTTTCAATAGCGTCAACGCCCACGCTAAACAATTCAGCGGAGTCAGTAGAGTTGTTTGTGAATTTTACTTCAGCGTAATACCCAATCAAAGAACTTAAGTTAGCTATGTTGTCTTTGCTAAAGAATATAAAATCACTTGTCGTGGGTACAGTCACGTCGTTTGGCGTGTCTACAACGATTGTAGTGCTTGTGCTTGATGATACAGACCCAAGCTTGACTACGTCTCCAGATGAAACATTAAAACCGCCTGAAGACGCTAAGCTAACATAGTACACTGAGTCGCCAACAGACAGCGATGAATTTATAGTTTGACCGAACGTTAAAGTAATATCTGCCATTAGCTTGAAACTTGATTAATTATTATTGTATCGTTTGGAGTAGAGCTAGAGTTGTTCGAGTGGAATACACCTAAGTTTATACTTCTAGAGCTACCAGTTGCGTTAGCACTTGCGTTGAACTTAAGTATACCGTTACCATCAACATTGTTAGCTGAGTTAGTCCAGTTAACATTCGCGAAAGGAATCCAAGATATACCTGGAGAAGTTGTAATATCTACATCATACGTACCGTCGTTATTATCATCCACTAAGAATCTGGTGTTAGGGAAGCTCGGTGAACCAGGCGTGTAATCATTGTGATTAACATTTAGCTCGTAGTTTGTCTCGCCAGCACTACTTAACTCTATTTGACTTTGTACACCTTGAGCTGGCTCAAAGTTAGCGTACGGTAAAGCGTTTTGACTAATAGTGAGTGTATCGTTAGCCGTTGCACTCGGCGTTCTGTTTGAAGGGTGATACATTTTCAATGTAAATACTTTGCTAGTTGTTTCTTCGTTTGGTATAACAGAATAGTAAATACTGTAGTCGTTAGTACCTATTTTAGTAACATCACCTATCGTAATATAGTTAGATAAATCACCGTTTGGATCAAAAAGCTCAACGTAAGGATCGTAAGCACCTACATTAGCGGTAGTAATATCGATAGTTCCAGAACCGCCAGCTTGATCTACGCTTATAAAGTTGTCAGCATCGTCAAATAAAGCTGTCTCTGTAGCGGCGTCGTAAGCTTCTTGAGTTATAACAAAGGTGTCTGTGGTCGATGTGTCAGAATGTATTAAAGTTATCGTGGCTGTTCTGCTTGATCCAGTTGTGTTTATATCTAAAGCAACTCTACCAATGTAAACTGTAGGGTCATCAGTTTCATATACAATAAACGTGTTAGCCCAAGATTGATTACTGTTAAAAGAAGTGTCTGCGACAGGTGCCGTTCCGTTAGTGTATAGATACAAGCTTTTTTTAATTAAAAAAGTGCCAGCAACCAAAGATAATGGGTCAAGGTCAACGTTAGCCGTCACAGTAAGTGCGTCTGCGTCATCTAGAGTTTTTATATCTACGTAGTTCTGAGAAGACTCTGTTTGTATTATGGTTATAGTGTCGTTTGGCGTGGCCGTATTATTAAACGAACTGAACAAACCTATTGTAAATGTTCTTGGACTACCAGTAGATCCAGAGTTAGTTGTAAGCGTAACCTCAACAGTTGAGCTTGTTACAGCGCTTATAGCTGCGTTAGTGTTATCTGTAGATGTTGCTGAAAAACTTAAGTACCCAACGTTAGTTGTAAACGGTAGAATAATACTGTTAGTATCATGAGCAGCAACTATTTGATTACTATTGAAAACGGCGTAGCTTGAAATTGGAATACCTCCACCAAAGCCAATGTTTATTTCATCTGTAAACAATACATCTTCAGTAGGAGTGTATTGTATTATTACTGTTTTACTTACAATTAAGTCGTTTAAGTTTCTTTCAACAGTTTCACTTATTACTTCAAAGCAGTTGGCCTCTTCAGCATTGCTCGAGAACTGGACGCCAGGGCCATTGTTAAAGTAATACAAGCCAGGTTTAGCAGTTAGTGTAACTTTATACAAGTTTAACGGTACTAACTTAGTAGCGCCACCAGTTATTTTGTAACTTTCTACTCCATCTGAGTTTGCATTGAATAAAACTATTGAAGCCCCGCTATTAACTTCTGTAGAAGCAGAGTCATCTATAGATGGAACGATTGAGCTTATAGCGACATCTTCTTTCGCGATATCTCTATATACGGATAGCTTAGTTTCGTAAGCAAAAGTATTTTCAATATAAGTACCACTGTCCGAGATGTTAATATTTAAGTCTGAGGACAGCACTATAGCTTTCCAGTCTATAGTAACAGTTATAGTGTTGCTAGGTGTGTTAGCGACTCCAGCGTCGCTATAAGTGATGGAGTTTACGCTAGCGTCGGCTCCTATTGCCGTAAAGTTGCTAGCAGCTATTGAATATCCCGGCAAAGGTGTTATTGTAAAGGTGCTAGTGTTACCGTTAGCTTTACCTGTTATATTATACTCAGTATAACCATCAGACTCCCAGCCAGTACCTGACGCAGTCATTGTTACAGAAAGCTTATGCCCAAATCCAGCGGTTGTTCCAGACACCGACGTAGGGACACCTAGACCTTGAACAGAAAAGTCTTGAAAGTCTAAGTTGTTCGACGCTGTAGACCCTTCTTGAGAGTTCGTGTATTGAGTTTGCTTTCCTAGTATATTGTTAAACCACTTCCCTTCTTTTTCTATAAACTCTGACACTGTACCTTCTTGCTGGTCCGTAACTATAGATTCAACATACCATCCGTTTTTAGCGGTCAAGTTATGGTAGCTACTATCTTGAGTATTTTGATCTACCTTTGACTGTGTCCCCTCGTAGTTTATGGTGGAAAAGCTTTTCACTGAACTAACAACATCGTTTATTATCGGGGTAACTGAAGAGTTATATTGATTTCCATAAAAGTTATTTCTACTAACAGTGTCGTCGTGATGCCTATACACTTTACCCTTGTTAATAGTGTAGTAGTTATTGTTTAAACTAAACCCTTGCTCTTGTATAAACGACTTAAAACTATCCCAGCCTTTTACATCTTCGCTAAACGTAACTGTATATACGTTTTTCTTGTAGTCTGGGTTTGTAACCTGGTGCACAGTTAAGTTGTAATCACCTTTATCTTCGTCAAGACTACCAATAACAGCTTGAGCTTGTTTTAAATTATCGCCAAACCAGTCAGACATACCATACTCTGAGATCACAGTAAGACCATCTAAAGATAACCTCAATACAGCTCTTTTTACTAAGTCTACAAAGTAAATTCTATACTGATCAAACGCTAACGATTCAGGATTATTGCTAATACCGTAGTCTCCAGCAAAAGGTATAGCTTGACCTAAAACTTTATCTGTTGACAATGTTTGAAGATTTCCATCAGCATTAAATAAAGCGTCTTTATCCGCTAGTACTTTTAACACTTTCTTTTCGCAAAACGCTAATAAGTCTGTGTCCCTTGTAAATAATCTCTGAATACCACCGTTTTCATCAGGTAATGTTTTGACTATATTTTCGCCTATTAAAAACTCATTAAATCTATTGACCCCGGATTTTTCATTATATATTTGAGAGAATATAATATCGCTTTGTTTTGTTTCTTCTTTATAACTGTCAAACACGACGTTTACATTAAACCCACTTTGCTTACCGTTGGCTGTGTACGGAAATATTGGATTAGCGTTAAAGTCGTCGTTTATTACATCTGACTCTACACCGTTACCAAAAGAAATACAGTTGAACCAAGGTAAGGTTATAGGTAAAGCAGCGTTAATATTACCGTAGCTATGCGTTAAAGGTTTGCAATAAATCTGATTGCTAGAAACGCTTTTAGCTAAGCTTAAAGAAACTACACTTCCATCTTTATTTTCAAAGCCAATCAGTATACTTCCTTCAGGCGGAAGATTTAAGTTAATATCTTTATCTAGCGATATAACAGCTGAGCTAAAATAACTACCACTATTAACGCCATAATGACTAAAAGATCTAGCTCCAATTAAGCCGGTTACCTTTATATCTTGATCGTCTATAATAGACTTAAGCGCGTCTACACTATCTTGCCTATACGTTTGAGCACCACCTTCCAACCACGCTGGATCAAAAATATCCAACAATTTTACTTTAGCATCTATATCTACGAATTCTGATAGATTATTTTTATCTAGCTTAATAGGGTAAGCGTTGCCAACCTCGTAGTATATATCTAAATCTATAGTTTTTTGAGGTTGAACTTCAAATACAGCACCGTAAGGGCTAGGATCTATTGGAAATGTTGTTCCTAAAAAAGCATCGCTATAAATGTCTTTTGCTATTTTAACAAAAAACTTACCAGCGACAGCTGAAGCATCCGCGATTAAAGGCGTCTCTCCGTCCGCTGTAACAGGGTTTGTTCTACTAATATCTAATACCTTCCATTTTTGAGCTACCGTGTTAGACGCTGTGTTTTGGTTATGCATTTTTTTAGCTGCAATAAAATCTCCCTCTTGAACTTTATCAATATCATCTGAGTTAAACGATAACCACAAGTGCGAAGCTAGAGAGCTAGCGTCGTTGTTCTCGTAGGCAGCGGACATTACTAGATTGTAAAAAGGATTAGCATTTTCTTTAATAAAAAACTTGTAGTAGTCAGCCCAATAAGGCGCTTTGTTAAATATTTTAGCCTTTATTGCGTTAGTGTTTTCAGAGTAAGACTTTCTAATATCTAAAGCAGCGTTATCACTTATTAACACTGTTGATTGTCTATTATAAGAATCTCTATAGACAACGCCTAGTTGATATTTTCTTTCTGTTTTTATTGATTCGACCCCAGACGTAACATTAAAAGTACCGTTGCTTTCAGGTGAACTCGTACACTTAAATAGACCATTAGTTATTTCAGAAGTGTGGGTTGTATTAACCCAAGAGAAAGTATCTAATGGTTCTGTTCCACTATTGTAGTCATAAGCAAACTCTGCAGTTCCGTCAGGTATTGTTCCTTGTGGCAGGTTAGTATTGTCCGTAGGGTCTTGAGCTACAACTCTTATGTATACTTTTCTGTTAGCGGTTAAGTTTACCGTAGAGTCTAGTGTTAGTGTTGGGTTGTAGTCGGATGTAATCCAGCCCGGCGGGTTAGAAGAAAAAGTATTACCCCACCAGGTACTACCATTAAAAGTTGCCCTTGGGTTTGTAGATCCACTAATAGTTTGATTTGTAAATTGCAAAAAACTAGTGTGCGCGCCAGGGTCCCCGTTGTTATACTGGGCTCCTGTAGCTAAAACCTCCTGCGTGTCGTAGTCTCTCAGCTCTAAATAAGCCCAAGGAAAAAGCCACATATAACGGTTGTCATTAAGAGCATCTAGAGCTAAAATTCCGTTTTGAGCTTTCCATTTGCAGCTAGCCTCAAAAGTGTAGTCTCCAGCGACTGGCGCTTCAAAATAATAGTTAGTAAGATTGTAATTATCTCCAGGATCTCCATCGATAGCTTCCTCATCGCACGGCAACGCTACGTTGTAGCTGTTAGCGAGTGTAGTTAGCTGAGACGCTTCAAAATTGTTTGTAGAGTTTATATTTAGCTCAGAGTTAATATTCTTAGAGCTTAACTGCATCGACAGTCTAGCTTTGACCGGAAGACCCGCGTCGTCAACTAAATTATAGTTTTCCGTATAATTACCAAACATAAGTCTTGATGCCGTGATTTCTTGAGCAGCAGCCTTTGTTGGAATATTGTCTTGCAGTCTGTCAACTTGATTTGTTGGTATTGTGCTACCGAATAGCTGCGAGTTAATTACAGTTCTACCTTTGTGTTTACTTTTAGTGATTACTGCGTTCCACTCTTCATCGGATATACTAACTTTTTTGATGAGATATACGTTAGGTGATTGAGTTTCTCTATACAGTAGCTCAACTTCAACTACATCTTTTGGAATGCTGTATGGAATATAATCGTATACTTCTACTTTTTTTAGGTTGTTAGACATACCTGTATTAAAACCAGATATTGGATCGTAGTCATATTTACCAGGAATAAACAAAGGCTTAGAGTACGGCGATATTACAGAGTATTCGTTGTCGTTGTACTTGTATCTATATGCAAAAGATATAAACTTATCTTCGTATATATTTTCTTTTTCAAAAAGCTTGCCAATCCATACTTCAGGCGCAGTACTCGCTGTGTAAGAGCTAGGTATATTTCTTATTTCAAAAACAAAAGTGTAGTCGTTGATTTTTTCGTCTAAAACTAAATCAACTTCTATAGATGAAGTCGCGCCTTTCATGCGTATAATATCTCCAACAAACCAATCAGGGTTAGAGTTGCCTGTTGTTAATTGAATAGTGTCAGGGCTTACATCTGAAGCGTTATATAACACTCCGTTTGGAGATAAGTCAAACTCAGTGCCAGCAGTGTCGTATAAATAAGATGTTGTTATACCACTTCTCTCTGAAGTAAAACCTTTTACTCTAGGTGCTCTAGTAGGCGATGGTTTTATAAGTGTAACATGAGATTTTTTTATATGCCCTTTATTAACGCTAACACCCTCCTTGTCTATTATAAGTCTTGTGTGGTGTTTTAAAGCCGTGCTTTTTGAGTAACCACTACCTTTTCTACATTGAGCTATGTTAATTTTTTTAGGCTCATCAATGTTGTTTGTAAAACACAGTAAGCCATCTATTATGTTTATCCCAGTTATAATGTTGCTTTCAGGGGTGTATACAGCTAAAGCATTTACGTCAACACCCAACGCATTTTTATTATTTTGTTCTAACTCTAACGTTCCGCCCTTGAAGTTTAATATTTTTTCATCCGTAAACCTAATTACAACCCCGTCGTTAATCATAGACTGAGTATATATATTAGCTACGTTTAATACCGATGTTATATTAACAGTTCCTGTGCTAGCTCCAATTAGACTAGGCCAAGGCGCGCTAACTACTCTTACGTCGTTTGACTCTCCCCACAGATCATTGCCATCAAGATCTATTGCCTGAACCCTCATGCCCGGCCTTATATACAAGGGTATATTTACATCAAGACCATCGATAACGTTAGCTGTAAAAGGACTAGGAGTTACTCTCGCTTCATACACATCGCAAAATATAACTTCACTCTTAACTTCGTTTGAAGATTTATCGTCTTCTATTCTAATAATAGCGTCTGACTTAGTGCCCAAGTATCTTGGTGTGCTAGAGTAGTTTGCGAAGCTTGTATTAGCAGTTACGTTTGAAGCTAGTCTAACAAAGTTATAAGCGTGAGAGTTTTTTTCATCTACGTAATGGCCAACTGACTCAGCAGAGTTAGAAAGCGTGTAGCTTGTACTTTCAATATATTTATTACCTTTTACGTTTTGAACAGAACCAACGTCTGAGTCTTCAGATGTAGAAATCTCTATGTTTAAAGCATCTCTATACTCACCGTCTGGAACTAGCCTTTCGTCAAGGTCTTTGTTCATTTTACCTTTTAGAAAATTTCTTTTTAACTCCGGCATGTATATTAGTGTTTAATTTGTTTGGATTTACCTCGTAGTATTTGTGTGATTTCCTCTAACTTAATATTAGAAAGCCTTAGTTTAGCTTGGCGCTTGGCAGCTCTAGCATCTTTCTTAAACCTTTGAACAATGTATTCTTGCACGTTAGCTCTAGTAGAAAGTATGGCGTAAGCTATTTGTTTATACATAGCTTCTTCCGCAAGCTTATGAACCTGCATCTCACTGTCAGTGCCAAGACTGTCGCTTATATATTTAAGTATTACAGTTGCGCCGGCGATGTTAGAGCTAAAGTGTATATTTCCTTTCAACTCATCGATATAAAAAGAACCGTTAGTTTGAGCAAATGCAGGGTCTAACCCATATCGTTTACCTTCGTTTAGATTGTAGATGTTATCATCGTAGTCGTAGTCAAAGTTACTGTTTTCAGCTGGATTTTCAGTCTTGTAGTTGTCAGACGTTTTAGATGTGCTGTTGTATTCTAACGCGTTAGTATTAAACTGATATTCTCCCGCGGCGTTTTGCTTAATAGAGCTAGGGTTACTAGTTTTAGACATTGGATATATTACATGTTCGACACCAGCGTTGTCTGACCAAGTAAGCTTCACGTAGTTGACGTAGTCTCTAGGCAGTGGCATTACTAACGTGGCTGGCATGACTATCTCCTGAGATTTTATTGATTTTAAAGTATCAAAAGATAATTCTGCTAAAGCTCTTTGAGCGTGAAACGCTACATCAGTTCTTTTTGCTTTAGATATAAGGTTATCTTCGCCGACGTAAGCAATAATAAATTGACTAATAATTTCATCTAAAGATATAAACTGATAGTTGCCTAAATCGCTACCTTCGTAATAATTTTGATCTGTTCCGCTAAGTAGTCCCATTTATTATGATTTTTCTTGTTGTACTTTTTTATCTTCTTCTGCGTTAGCTATATTGACTAAGTTAGGCTTTTCCATCATTATACCAGCTAATTCTAGTATTTCGTTTACTAGCGATGTTTCTTCTGAAGGGTGCAACTCAAAGTCTATTGATGTTGAGCTATTATACAAAGCTTGACCTACAATAACATTATAACCCCAAACAGCGTTCGCTGGCTTCTTAATATAGTCTATATCCACACTGCTAGTTATAGCTGTAGAAGTAGACTTAGTCAACGCTGAATAACACACTACTCCAGTTGAGTTTTGAATGTACACGGGTTTAGTGCTTGATATTATAGGTAACTTAGAAAGCCTATACTGAGAAAATTCTTTTTTTGTAATTCTTTGTAATGGGTAATCATTGCCGTCGGCGTCCGTATAATATAGATCCATTATTTTGTAAAGATCTGCAGGTAAAGTTGTTCCAGAGCTCACCGAAGTTCCATGAACCTCAAACTCAGCTATCTTCTCCGCTAGCATACTTAGCATATCACCTATTCCAGTGTCGTTGCCTGGAACCCTGCTAAACTGATTGACATCGTAAAAGTACTGCTCAAATATTTTCATCTGAGCTTGATTAGCAAATAAGTTGAACTCTTGAGGTGTGATGTAGCCTCTCTGCTCTTTATTGGCGATAGCCAACACCCTTTGATATACTGTATTTACGTCTACTGCCATTGCGTTTTATTTATTATGAAAGCTAAGCCACCACTCGGGCGACCTAGCTATCATAAATAATCACTTACTTTAATCGCTTTTCAATGCTACCAAAGACTTCCATACCTTCGTCAGTCTTAAACCACATTGCAAGCGCAGAGTATGGGTGTTCATCAAAAGGAACAGTCATAAGTTTTCTATCGTTAGAAGCCCACTTAAATGTCCTGTTGTCTTGAGATAGTTTTATTATCCCCATTTCAGTTGCTCTAATACCAATGTTTCTAAGATGCACGTTATCATCGTCGGCTAGCTCTAAGAACATACTTGGATTTCTCTTAGCAAATAATAGTAGATCTCTTTTAAGCTCTTTAGAACTCATCGTAGATACTTTAGATCCTAGCTCTACGCGCATTACAGCTTCCGCCATATCTATATCCATCTCTTTAGCTGCCATTAAAGCTTCTATCTCTAACTCTAGCACATCAACCTCGTCAACAGCTTCTTTAACCGCATCAAACTCTTCGTACTTTTTGTTCAAGCTTGGGTGATACAAAGACATTAGTTTCTGCAAAGTTTGTTTTTCTTTTTTAACAGCTAAAACGCCGTCTTCAAATACAATGTGCTCTAGCTTTGATTGAGAACCTTCTGGAAACTCATCAACAAATGGTGTTTTTTGATTTCTGGTATACTTTAACTCTCTTTCGTAGCCTTTTTCTTCGTCAAACCAGAATATGCTAGAGCTTTTGATAGCGTAGCTTAAAGGTGAAAGACCATGTTTAAGTATGTATACTCTGTCTTTAATTTCCCAAGTGTCTTTCTTAGGTTTTGGTTTTTCAATAACAACTTGAGTAATCTCGTTAGTTGCTTTTACTTCAGGCGTTTCCACCTGTACTTTTTTTGTTTGTTTTTTTGCCATAATAATATATAATAATAGTTAATAAAAAAAAAGATCGAGGACCGAAGCCCTCGACCTTAATAATAATTAGTCAGTTAACAACATAAAGTTGTTAGCTCCTTGAGTAACTAAACATCTTTCAGATAAGTAGTTTACCTCCATAGCATCCAAGTCAGATGATACAGCGCCTACAGATCCTGTAACCCATGTCTTCATTTTACGAGACTCAGTTTGAGAAGCACGGAAACGAACGTGTAAAAACGGGCGCTTCATGTTTTTCCCTAGCATTTGGTCGTATACTGAAGATACACCAGCCGGCACAAATACACCTCTAACGTCTTCACCATTTAAAGCTCCACGAGTTTGAGCGTCGTTTAGGTATTTCCAGTCAGATTTGTAGAAGTCATAAGAACCTCTTCTAAATCCAGAGAAACCTAAGTTTAATGCCATATCCTCAGAGTTGTTGAATACACCGTAAGATGTACCACCGCCACCGTAAGAATTCATAGAAGCTAGCATGTCGTCAATAGCTAAAGATACATTTCTGTTCACGAACATCATGTTTTCTTCAATAGCACCTTGAGCGTCAAACTTCTTAAGAATAAAGTCGAAAGACTCTAAGTCATCAGAAACGCTTGAACCTGTAATACCCGCTGTGTAGTGACCTCTGTTCTTGATAGCTGCAAATAAACCTTCAGTACCTGCTGGTGCAGTTGAACTGTTAGCGTTTAATTCACCTTCAATCATCGCCATTTCACAATAATCAGTAAAACGAGACATTGTGTCACCTGAAGCTTTCAAGTACCATAAGTAACCGTTCTGCCCGTCTTCGCCAGATACTTCGATCCAACCGATTGCAGATGCATCAGAACCTGATACTTCGTACTTATCTTTAATGATAATTGGTTTGTTCTCGAAAGACTTAAAGCCAGGCTCTAAACCTTCGTCTCTACCCTCAACACCTTTAGCGTACTCAGAACCGTATACAAATACTGTAGCTGTATCAGCGTCAGCAAATAAAGAGCCAGTTGCTAATGTAGCTTGAGTGTAAGGTAATACATTGAAAGTAGTCGTTGATGGAACAGCCGATACATAACCTTTGATCGTGTCTCCGTCACCAGTACCAGTAAGCCCGTGAAGAACCACAGTGTCACCTTTTCTTACAGAGTGAGCTGCTCCTGTAGTACAAAGACCAGCACTTGCTGTAGTAATAGTAACAGTTTCTTTAATGTGTAAACGACCTTGCTCAGACCAAAGTACTTGATCAGACGCCATCGCCTCTTCAGCTCCTACTTGCGATAAAAATCCTGAGATAGTTCTGTTTCCAAAAACCTCAGCTTCTTGCTCCATAAGATCTGGTAAATATTGTTGAGCCCAGCCCTCTTCTCTTAAATCAACATACGCTGATGAGACTGTCTGTTTGCCCGGTGCTGGTACGCTATTTAAACCGCCACCAGCTGTTGGATTTTCTCCTGCCATAATTTCTAAATTTTAAGTTAAATTATTTTCGTTTTATTTTAAATTTCAAAGAATCTGAAGAATCACCACTTAGCACCTTAAACTTTGTTCCGCCAACCTTTACTTCACCATGACTTTGCCTTGGGTCCATATTTACGTTTTTACTTTTTGCAACACTATCCTTGATAGCATCTGATCGGCCTTGATCGTAAAAGTGTTTAGCAACAGCATCTGCGTTCATTGCTGTAAATAGAGATTTGTGATAACCCTTAGCGTCTGACATTGTATTATCTTCGTTCAAAAACTTTTTGACAAAGTTATTAATGTCGCTTTGAGTAGTCTTAACCTCATCAGCATTACCCACATTAAATCTATATTTCTTATCTCCGACGTTGTATTCAAAACCTTTGAACTTGTCGTTAAAAACCTGATCGGTTTTTTGTAAGAAAGTAGATTTAGCTTCTTCAGCTGTCTTATTAGCCTCTTCGCTTTCCTTGTTATATCGATTAAAGAAGTCCACAGCCTTCTGCGCTTCTGGCGGAAGGTTTGAACCAGCTTTAATCTCATCATAATATTTAGACTTTTGCCCGTCTAAGTAGGCCTTTGCGCTGGCAACTTGCTCTTTTAGCGCTAGCTTTTTTCTCTTAATATCTTTTTCATCATCTAACTCTTCGTCAAAGTTAAATTGATCTTCTATTAAGAAATCTATTTCATCAGCCGACAAATGCGGCTTAGTCTTTTTATAGTACTCTTCTAATGCCGTTAGGTTGTCAACATCAGAGTAATCTTTATTTAAGTTGACGTAATCTTCTAGTGTACCACCAGTTTCATTCATAAAGTCCATTAACTTTTGAATATTCTCTGGTAGTGGTTCTCCAGTAGCTCCTGCTTCTGCTATAGCCTCTTGAACTTCTTCAACTAAATCTTCAACAACCTCGTTCGGTTCTTCAGCTTTTTCTTCTGTTATTTCTTCTAAGGCTGGAGCTTCTTGTGTTTCTGCTTCCGCCTGTACTTCTTCTTGTTCCTCAACGGCGTCGGCACTTTCATCGCTTCTAACCACTCTTGCCTCGTCAGCTCCGTCATCTTTAACTGGTTCTTCATTGGTATCATCTTCTATTTCCGGAGGTTTACTAAAGTCAACCTTAGTTACACTTTCCTGTTCTCCTTGCGGCGTTAAGTTTTTCATGTCTATTTTGACAATATCATCCTTGTTTTCGTTTTGTTCCATAATATAAAATATAAAATTAGTAATTATCTAGGCTCAAATCCACCTAGATCAAATCCACCAAGTACATCATTACCTGCTGACTCAAACTTTTTAGGTGAACCACCTGTCTTTCTTTGGTCTATAAGCTCGCTCTGTTGTGATGCTTGGATTTTAGTTCTTTCGTCTTTACGATCTTCTTTTTCTTTTTCTCTGGTTTTCATACCGTCAACCTCGGCTTGCTTTAACTGCATGTTCATTTGAAACTCCATTTGCATTAGCTGCTTTTTAAACTCAACGTCAGCCTGTGTTTCTTGCAGCCTAAGCTGAGATTTAGTTTGCTCAAGTTGAGCTTCCATCTGAGCTATAACTTGCTGCTTCTGAATATCTAGCTGAGCTGCCGCTTGCGCTGATTGAGTATTAGCTTGTGCTTGCATTTGAATATTTTGCTGTTGCAGCTGTTGATCTCTTTGCATCTTTTCTTTCCGCCTAATCTTCAATAGTTGATTAGCTAGCTTGATGTTTTTAATATCCCTTAAATCTATAGCGTCCTCAAGATCGATGTTTTTCTGAGCTATAGCGACTTGTATGTTGTTCTCTAGCATTGCTTTCTCTTCTTCATCTGGAGCAAGCTCTATAAATATACCAAAGTCGTATAGATGTAGCTCTGACATTTCTTCAAGTGTAGCAACGTTGTGAGCGCCTATAGCTTGAACAAAAGCATCTTTTGTTGGAGAGTATTCTATAATGTCTGATATTCTAAGAGATAAAGATTCTGCTACTTCAGCTGTTAAAAATAAGCCAGCCTGTAGTATATGTCTAGTAGCAGTGTTACTATTAGCAGCCGCTAATTTTTGAACACCTACTAAAGCATTTTTGTCCGGCGTGCTACCATCTCTAGCTTCGTTAAGTCCGGTTGTATCGCGAATCATTTGCAAATAGTAGTTGTACGTACCAATCAAACTTTGCATCTTAGCCCCACCTGATCCACTTGATATTTCTTGAATAGGTACTCGACCTGGATTCATATCACCGTCAGCAGTCATTGATCTACCGATAACAGAACCTGTTTGGAAGAACATATTTAAAGCTTCTTGTGGATTATAATTTGTACCGTTGCCTAAATCTATTTCTGCTAAACCATCTGCGTCTAAGTAAACTCCATCTGGCACAAGTCTTGACATTACTTGCTGTAGCTTTAAGTGTGTTAGCTGAATCATATCAGCGAAACCTGTAATACGACTGACTAGTGATTCTATTTTGCCGTTATACATTCTTGGCGCTACAATAGAGTAATTCATCTTTACTTTAGTGTAATCGCTTTTAGGGCGCATCATATTCTTAGACATCTCCCACTTAAGTAATTTCTCTGTACCTAGTATTTTAGCACCTTCATACAAAACCTCTACAGACTTACTAACCTTACTAAAGTTAGCCTCCATGTCTTGCGGAGGATTAAATGTGTCATCTTTCTCTATAGCTCGCTCAGCGCCAGTGCCAGTTTCTTTAACTTTATACACCTCATTCATATAAGTCTTATAGTTAAAGTACAATACAGATACTTGATTGTTGTCAGTGTACCTGCTGTTGCCAGACGTTCTAGTGTTATATCTACCGTCGTCTCTAGCGCTATTCTTATTTATTTCCTCTAAGTCTTCTTGAGTTAAATGTGGAAACTGCTTAGTAAGTTCATTAATAGGAATAGTCTTCACTTCACCTACGTAGTATATATCTTCGAAATAAGGTGAGTCAGTGTAAGAGTAAACTAAGTTTTCTGGATCTACGTAATCAACTACAACGCCTTCAGATGTATTGAATGAGGTTTTAACAGCACCAATACCTAGAACAGTTAAGTCGTAATAAAATCTTTTTTTAGTAAGCTCATATCTATTACCTTCAAGCAAAACGTTTATAGCTTGCTCTTCAGCTATCTCGACAGCCTGCTTATAATCAAGCTGCATGTGTAATTGTAATTCTTCTTCATCTCTAGGTAAAGACTCAGGATCGTTAGCATATAGATTAACGCCGAAAGCCTCTTCCGCAAAGTTGTTTATTTCTTGAGTTCTCATATCGTCTATAATAGACTGCATGTACTCTGTTCTTTTCTGAACGCCGAACGGGTCTTGAGAATAAGCTTTTATGTCGTAAGTTCTTTCAGCTATACCATTAACAACTATATCCACAAACTTAGATATAATAGGTACTGGTTTCCAGTCAAGGTTTAAATAAGATAAATCGCCGTTTATAGACAGTTCGTCTTTATATTTCTGTATAGACTGCTCGCCTCTAGCATACAATCTTAATCTATGAAAGTTGTTTTGATTATTTAGATACCTATTATTGTAGCCATCAGAAAACCATTCGCTTTCGATAGCTTTAGCAACCTTCATACCGTAGTCGTAACTAACTTTTTCAATGTCACTAACTACTTGGCTAGGGAAATAACTTTTTATAACTGAATCAGCCATATTTAATTTTTAATAATTTTTGACGCAAAACCGTCGTTAGTATATCTTGCCATACTTATATTCACTTTGTTAGCTTGTCTATCTTGTCTTGGTTTATATAAATGCCTGTTGCAAGCCATTATAGCTAAACCAGAACTTATAGAGGCATCATGCTTAGTTCTTTTGTTTATATCAAACTTAGCCCAGTCGTTTAGCGTTTCATTAAAGTACATTGTGCCATAGTCGCCTTCTTGACCTATACCAACGTGATCGTTAATATACATTTCAATTGCAGCAGCATGAGCTTGCTTTATATCCTCGCTAGAGTTTGGCATACCACCTATTTCTTTTTCAGTAGTAGATAGTTTATTCCAAATCTTATCTGGTCTATTCATACTAAATCCTCTATATCCTCTTCTTTTAAAATAGTACAGCAACCTTGGTTTGTTATTCTCTGCTAATATTGGCATACCGTAAAATACGCAAGCCATTAATATATCCTCAAAGAATATTTCTGCGGTTTGTGGTCTAGCAATATATTCCAGAAAAAAAGTATTCGCTGGTGCTGATTCCATAGAAAACTTAGTTAGTCCATGAAGAGATCCGTTGGATCCTCTACCATCAACAGTACCGCTAATATCATAACTATCGCAACCAAAAGCGCCCACGTGTTCATTTCCAGGATATTTTATTCCATTTTTAAGTATCACTCTATTTTGTAGATTTCTATCTGGAACCCAACTCACTTTAAACCTACCGCTTGGATCAGGGTTGAAAACAACTTGAGTGTCTTTAACTCCATTAACCCATTGAAAGCTTCCAGTTGTAACAACAGCAGAGCTTTTAGCTCCTTCATTATAATCTATTTGCTCGTATATTTTAGTTAAGTTAAACAGACTGTTTTTAGTTTCATCTCTAAACGCGTGCTCTGTAGTTCTTGGAAACTGACGGTAAAATTCATTCAAAGCGTCTTGATCGTCTTTTAGTCCATCTACTTCGTTATCCCAGTGGTCAACAACGCCTACATCTATTAGTTCACCGTCTGGTCCATGAACATCTCGTCCTGGAGTAGTGAAGACAGGTCGTCCATATTCATCAATAAATCCTTCAAAGTTCCATTCCATTGGAATAAACAAAGCATATAAACCAGAT